TAAAGAAGTGCGGTGACTGCCTCGTCAATCACGCCCTGAGGAATCTCGCCGTCAACAACCCATGTGGAGCTGATGGTGTGCGTCTCGTCCAGCTCCTCGTTGTACAGGCGGTTAAGACCGGCGCGCATAATAGCCTTGCATTCCTTGGAGAACTGCTTTGTAATCATCTTCTGGTATTCAGATTTCATATCTGCGTATCTCCTCCATGATTGCCTTAATAACTTCGACTGACCTCTCAGTTGACCGCGCAATTGCTTTGTCGCCATCTCCGGTCGTGCAGGTCAGGTGTGTCTTCCATTGCTGAAGCTCGTTCAACATGTCGCCGCGAGTGATCTTGTTGAACCCCTTCAGGTCCTGATACAAAAGCGCATTCACCGCCTTGTCGTCAATGTATTCATCGGCGTAGATCTTGCGGCTGTCGTTGTGATACTCTTTCATCAGCTCCGGAAGGTTCTCGTTGACGGCATCGAACTTCAAGCCGTGTTCATCGCACCATTTAAGCGCAGCATCGAGAGCCTTGTCCGTCCTGCATGTCCAGAGGATGATCTTCGCATTCTCGTAGCGGCGGCGACGCTTCAGCATATCAATGACCGACCAAATGGGTTCGCCAGTCCCCGGCCAGATACTGTCGCAGAGCGTGCCATCAAAGTCAACCGCAATGATTGGTCCAAGCATCAGGATACCTCCATGATATGGGAAGCAATCATGTCAGCGGTGTGAGTATAGAGTACGTTGGGATACCTGTGGATCGCGCCGGTGTATTCGCCCCACTGTTCCTTCTCGGTGAAGGATCCCATGTGGTAACGGATGCAGGCTACCTCTTCCTCTGTCAGCCGGCAGATCTGGGCGGCGACCATCACGGACTTTTCGCCGTGTCCCTTGAAGAGCATGTCTTCGCGGTAGACGAAGTGGCTGGGCTGGTTCTCTACATACTGGTCACACTTGCACAGATCATGGAAGAGGCCGACGATGTAAGGAGACTCATGACGCTCCCAGCCAAGATCAAGAGCTTCGGTCATGAACACGAGGCTGTCGGTCACGTTGTAGGAATGCTCGCACAATCCACCGGCGTAGTTGCCGTGATACTTAGTGCTGGCAGGAGCATCAAAGAAGCCCTTGGTCAGCAGAATCTCCTTGGTGTCCGGCGAACAGACATCTTTAATGCGCGGCCAGTAGACGCGGTCGAAATCCTGAATGTATTCTTCTTTGGTCAAACTATTCACCTCCAAAGGTTATAAGGAACATATTTGTATCTTGTGTTCACAGATCTGAATAATTTTTCTGAACATTCGTCGTGCGACTGCTCGGAGAAATTATTCATTGCGTGCATATTCATACAACGCGATAGATTTGTACAACTTGCTAAACGGCCTTCTCAAATTTGTCGTTTTAGGTGACTTCAGAAACGGTCTGCAAAACCTTTATTCTCCAGTTCGAATCTGGATGGCACCTCTGATCTATCCTTGGTCGAAAAAACTGAGGATAGATTTTTTATATTTATGCATGTTTCGCGCATAAAGCGTTGTACATATCGTCGAATCCGTCGCCGTACAAATTGATGTAAGTTTTGTACGTGATGTTGGTATCCGCGTGACCAAGCAGCTTCGAAAGGATCTTCACGTCGATGCCCTTGTAGTAGCAGTTGGTCGCGAAGGTGTGCCGGAAGACGTGCTCGCCCTTGTATGGGACACCCGCCGTCTTGCATAACTTCTTGGTCTGCCACATCAGTTTCTGGTAGGTATAGCGCTTATCATCCTGAGCGAAGACCCAGACCGTGGTATTGTCTTCCTTCATTCGCTCCAGAATCTCGATGGCCTTTGGTGTCAGCGGCACCGTGCGGTTACTCGAGCTGGTCTTGGGCGAGTCCTGGTAGATCGCGGTGTCGCCGTCGAGCGGGTGGATGATTGTGGCGTGTACCTTCATTCGTTTGCCCGAGATGCTGATGTCCGACCACTTCAGCGCCAGAAGCTCGCCAGCTCTGATCCCTGTCTCGATCATGAACGAGATCGCCTGATACCCAATTCCATACGGCTCGGTATCGATTACGGCATTGAGCTTGGCTTGCTCCTGATCATCGTAGGCGAAAACTTCTTTGGATTTCTTTTGTACTTTCTTTTCGCTTGGCATCCTGATCCCCGCCGATGGATCCGCCGGAATGACCCTGAGCGCCGCGGCCTGTCTTAGCGGTGCGGTTACAATCTGAACTTGTTTTTTTATTGTACTTATTCCGTAGCCATTTGTTACAAGTTCATTAATATATCTCTGGATGTCGAAATAATCGATCTCGCCGACGGGGATATTTGCGATTTCGTAGTCGGCCAGCGCCTTCTTGCTCTGAAGGAGCCTGTCCATCGTGGCCTGTTTCACTTGGTTCTTCTTGAACGTGTCGAGCCATGCTTCGATAAAATCAATCATAGGGGTTGTTGCTTTCATGTTTTCCTCCTCTATACGAGAAGGCCGTTTGCAGTTGTCAAGGTGCGGAGGCCCATTCACAGTATAGGCTGCAACTGTCTGTTCTGTCAATTCATTTCATCTCCTAAAATGCCGCCATCGGGATCAACCGGTGGCGGCTTATTTTTTTTACCCGCCGATCATCCTAACCAGATCAGCTCTTGTCTCGGCGAGTTTCTTATCGATGATATCCGTCAGCCGCTTTGTACGGCTGGATCCCTTGAGCCATTTCTTTTTGAACTTGTCAACTGACTCAAGATAATCTGTATACACCGTATCGCCGGACTTGTACCATTCCAGATCATGGAGCAGGGCGATCATATCCCAGAGGAGATCGGACAGCTCGAGGTCTTCCATGGGGTCGTCCTTACATTCGCCGTCCCATGAGTGAGGGAAGTATTCGTCGGAGATACGGGAGTAGGCGTAGTTAAAATGACCACCACTCATGAGGGTTCCTCCCAGTCAATCGCCCAGTTCAGGTAGACACGGGCTTTCTTCAAGTCCTCGACGCCGCCCTTCTTATGCCAGCGGCTTACATACTTCATGACGTTGCCGGTGCAGAAGCCTATGAATTCTTCGTGAGTCAGCGTGTCGCGCAGGTAGTCAATCACTTCGATCTTCTTGTCGGCGTAGTGGGACGGCTGTAAAACATTGTCAGCCATGGGACTCAACTCCTTTATTATTAAAGTTTATCACCCGATCACCGTGATACAGGTCGGTATCCTCGGCGATCATCTTCTTGTCCTTCAGTGTTCTGAAGAAGGCAACCATATCGTACTTATCCCAGAATTCGATGGTGAGCGATGCGCCCTTCTGCGAAGCCTTAATCACTTCGTACATCGTTCTCACTCACCTTCTTCAGTATTTCCTCGTATGTTTCCACCACGCGGATCTTGTGGTCGCCCACCAGAAGCGTGTGATCGTAGAAGCCGGACAGCGCGTCCTTGGCAATGGTTACCGCGCCGATCTCTTTGTAGACTCTTTCGCCCTCTTCATCCTGACCAATGCTGGCACCTCGAAATGTAAAGTACATATTGCCCTCCAGATCTTATGTCTCGTCGAAGATCAATGCGTCGGCGTAGGGGAGAGTATGAACCCAGTCAATGAACTGCGCCCACTCCTTCAGCTTGTGGCCCTTGCGCTGACGGACGATGTTACGGAGCGCCGCGTAGGACATCATTACCGTGCGCTTCTGGATGTAGCTCTGTGGCAGGTTCTGAATAAGTGTGCGCCAGACTTCCTTCTGCTTCTCAGGATCGTCGCTAAGAGACAGCCACATCTCGCGCCAGTTCTCCATCTCAGATGCGTTCAGGCCAGCGGAAAGCGTGGACATATAGTTGTCATCATGCTCGAAATCATCGACGGTAAATTTCTTCTTGGTGATGGTGTGCATGGTAGAGCAGGAGAGCTTTTCCACGCCGAATCGGTAGCAATCAGCCTCAGGCCACCAGTAACGCGGTGCGGTTACATCAGCCCAGACCATGATCATGCGGAGGTGCTTGGCGTGTTCGGGGCCAGCCTTCTGAAGCCGCTCGGACAAGCCCATATCCAGAGGCCCAATCTCATATTCAGTGGTGTCCTCGATGTAACCGCTGTCGCTTTTCGCCCAGCTGTCCAAGGGGTTACGCATGGCCTTCAGCGCCGGAGCGATGCCGGCGACCTCAAGTGTCTCAATCTTCATTCGCAGGCTCCTCCGTTTCCTCCTGATCCGCAGGGGTTACTTTAGACCTGAGCGCGGCACTGATTGCCTGCCGCACAGACCACGGCATGGATCCACGCAGGGCATTACGGGCGGCATACATCCGGCTGGCGTAGGTCTTGCGGGAACGGATGCGATGATTACGTTTACTTGACATACAATTCACCTCTTCACATTATTTGGTCCATATGAATCGTGTACCACCGGCGTCTCTTCCAGTGTTTGCACTGCAAGCCGTCGGTAGTTGAATAACGGAATTCAAGATCGTCGAAATCGGCAAGACTCAGAATTTGTTCGCGGTACCGCTGTTTGGCTTCGTCATCCGTGAACGGTATCTTGTCCAGCAGTTCGTCCAGCTCGGCCACGTTATAGTCGTGATCGCTCATCTCCGTGGTAGAGTACAGCTCATCATTCAGATGCACCGCTTTCATCTGGGCCTCGTAGCCGTCATCGAATACTTCGTCCATCTGGAGTATCATGGTCGCCGGATGGTACGGCTGTTGATAAATGTCACGGACAATTCGCCAGCCCTGCTTGGTTACCTCGGTGGAGAAGACGCTGTGATCGATGCTGCCGGTCTCGGCCATGTATCCGTCTTCCACGGCCTTGCGAATGCCATCCTGTGTCAGCAGATCATATTTGCAGTCGTCGAAGGGATTGAAGTTATTCTTTACTTCGAACAGGCGGGTATTCCACGTCCAACCTCGCGGCAGTTTCTTCCAGTCGGTTGGCGTCTGGAAGTCGGAGACCGGGATGCCATCGATAGTGCGCTTGTAGTCAACCTCGAGACACCGCACAAGAACGTTGCCCGGATAGACCGAGTCCAGCAGGCCGAAGCGGATGCAGTATTCATTAGCAATGTAGTTGCTACCGGGAACACGGCGGCGACGGTCAACCCACCACACCGGCTCCAGCCCGGAGATTACCTTGGCACCGTACTTCTCAGGATTAATCGCCATTTTGCTGATCCTCCCCAAACATGTAGCCATCAGGCCGCAGGTTCTCCTCGATGTGGTTGTTCACAATCTCGCCCGGGACGAGCTGACCTATGCACTTCTCAATGGCTTCGATCATCTCGTTGTCTTCCACGAAGAAAGGATCGCGGCCAGCTGAGCCAAGGGTATTGCACATCAGCTGACCGAACCGCCAGTCGGGCACCGTGTTCCAGACGGCCTCGAGCCGCCGCAGGAAAGACTTGATTCTCTTGGGATCCCTCACACAATCACCTCACAAAAAATAGGATGGAGAACGTGTCTCTCATCCTATATAAGGAACAATTTGTTGGGCTTTGTTCGCGGCTTAAATAATTTCCATGTTGCGCAAATCGTAGTCTACATGCCGCTCGGACTTCGGCGCGTACTCGGGCTTGCCGTCCCGGTCAACGAGGCGTCTGGCTTTGAGCGTTCGCCGCAGTCTCTTGGTGGCCATCTTGCGAGCCGGCGGGATGTAGAGCTTCTTGACCACGCCGCCGTTGTAGTCATGGATCATATCGTAGTACTGGAAGCAAACATCCTCGTATTGTTTGGCGACCTCGGCCTGCAACCTGGCCTCGGCAATCGCGGCCTCAGCACGGCGGTCGGCCAGCTGAACCCGTGTATCGTCGGCCCTCATGATGAGTGCTGCCTGCTTGAATACGCAGAAGTCGCCGCGCTCGCATACGTTGTTGTACGGGCATTGCTGTTTGCACTTCGTGTTGATATTGGCAAACGACTTGATCAGCTCAGGGCGTGTGAACTGCATGCGGCTTCCTCGCTTTCGCCAGTCTTTCTGCGGCCCTGAGTCTTTGCTCCTCGGACATCACGCGTTTCTTGCGCGGCTTGTAGAGTACCCATTCCTTGGGCATGGTGACCGAAAGCCCGTAGTCGTCGCGGATATCCAGCTTGCAAACATCCGGATATTCCTCAACATATTTCAGGAGCCGCCTGACCACCGCAGGATCAGAGGAGTATACATAGGCAACCTTGTCATCCGGAGTCAAACTGATTGATGTTTCCTGTTCCTCACGCGGAACCTTTTTAAATTCTTCCATTAGCATCCATTCCTTTGTTCAAATCTTACAGATGTTGTGTGAGAATCTGGACCCCGTCTGCCCAGGACGAAGAATGTATCATCCAAAGAATGATGTCTCAAATCTTACACAATTTATCAGGGATTCTGAGGGTCTACGTATGGGTCGTCGAGGAAGTTATTCTGGATGAGCCATGCGATGCCAACCGCCACCGCATCGGACTCGTCATCGCAGGCGTACTCGCGCTTGCCAACGAACTGCTCCAGCGCCCTGGCCACCTCTTCCTTCTCGGCGGTGGAACTGCCGGTGACCCGCTTCTTTACTTCCTTGGGCGGGATCTTGTCGAACTCGCCGTGACCCATGGTGTAGCTGAGATACTCGCTCAGGCCGACAACTCTGGCCAGCGCCTGTATTGTTTTCGCCGACCAGAGATTGCCGCGGCCTATGACGGTCATCATGCCGAGGGCGTCTTCCTGAACGGGATATGCGTAGGGATAATGCATCATGATACGCTTCATCTCTTCCGCAATCTCGCTAAGTTTTTGAGCATGAGTTTTGTCCTTGGACTTTGCCGTGGTCTTGTTGTTGACGTTGCTCTGGTAGAGGACTTCAACTTTTCGGTCTGTGGTATCGCATTCGAGGACGGCGAACCCCGGCCGGTTCTATGAAAGATCGCAAGCAAAGACCTGTATAATCTGATGATCATCCAAAGCTGTCACCTCAATCCGGTAGAACCAACGCCGCCTTTGCGGGAGCCGCCGGCATGATCAGCAACAACGGTACCGAAGGGGAGGAAGATACCCTGCATGAAACGGTCGCCAGCCTTGAGTTCGACGGGTTTATCTGCCGCGTAGAACTTGGCCGCGATGTGGCCCTCGTTGTCTGGGTTGTGGTAAAAATCGCTATCGATGACCCCTGTCGAGTTTGATAGCCTCATGCCGTACTTGAATCCCAGCCCGGAGCGTGGATACAGCATCAGCACCCAGCCAGGATTGATATCACAGCAGATGCCGGTGGGGAAGGCGATGGGATGCTCTGAGATCTCAATGTCATACGGCAGAAAGAAGTCGTAGCCGGCGGATCCTTCGGTTGCCCTCGCCGGCAACCTGATGTTGTTCCACTCCTGCGTATACATCTCGATCAGCGTCTCGTTGGCTTGGTCATCATAGCCGTCAAACTTTGACCGCGCCTTGATGTACTCACCAATGCTTACCTTTTCAAACTCAGCGATGTCAAAATACTTTATACAATTGGTCATTCTGTTACATTTACTCCTCGTTTAGTTCCTCTGTCGCGGCGCATTCCCGGCACAGACATACGCCCAAAATCATGATCGTATCGTCAGCGCTTATCAGGTCGCCGCAGCTCTCACATTCATAACAATCATCAATGTCATTGCTGTGGCACATCGGGCAGAGCTGTGTGTACCGATACGGCGGACAATCCAATCCGTCATCCTCAGCGGCCCATATGGGTTCATCGAATGTTGACCGGCAATCATTGCATATCATCATCACACTACACTCCCGCAGGCTTCACAGCAGAAAACAACATTATCACGGAATACCACGTACCGCTCCATGCCAGGGATCACGGCTTTGCAAATATCGCAGTGTGCCACCGCCTCCATCATCGCCTCATGGCAGGACGGGCAGATCAGGATTACCCGTTGCCCTATCGGCGGGACAGGCACCGTCTCAATCTGCGGTGTATCCGTTTCCTTGTTGCAGGCTTTGCATATATACGAAAACATTACTCATTCCTCATCGGGCGGAACTTGAATGTACAGGCCGCACATACAAGCCCCGGTCTCCCGGAAGTCAAGGCACGGGCACTTGGAGTCCTTCGTCTTTTCAATGCGGCAGGGACAGTAGCCCGAATTGGATTTGATGCGCTTCTTCAGATTCTTTACGAACTCGGTATCAGGGTTCAATATTGTCTTGGGTTTCAAACTCGTTTCCTCCAGAACCATGAGGTTATATCTTCATAATAGTTACGCTTGGGATTCCAGCGATACATGCGCTGGTTTGTCGTCGTGCTGGCCAGACCGCCAAGCTCGCGGATGTACGGTCCAACCTTCAGGTAGGTCAGGTCGCCGCGTTCAAGATGGCGGAAGACCTCGGTGCATGCTGTTCCATACGGTGCACCGGAGTAAACACATGTCTTCAAGCCGTACAACAGCGCAGCCTTGATGAGCCGTGCCAGTGCTTCAGGATCGACGTCATCGCCGCCCATAAAACAGACGCAGGTGATCTCGCCGATGTACTTGCCGACGATGTAGTGGAAGTCATCCTCCAGATTGTCGCCAATGTCGGTTTGCAACCACGGGGAGTGGCACCCGTCGCAATGACGGGTGCACCCCGAGATGGGGAAGACCAGAGCGATCTCGTTCGGGACTTCCTGAAAAGTAATGGAATATCCAGTATGCTTTAACATTACAAATTCCTCTGGGTTGAGTAGAAGCGCCTAGCGGCTTCTTTCTGACGGTCAAGAGACCACTTTGATACTTTCGAAAGATACCCTATAATCCTGGTCGCATAATCCACATCTTCGCTCCCGCATACCGGGCACTTGTCGAAGCGGTGCTTCTCGATGTGACCACATTTGTTGCATATACTATTAGGAATGTTGAATGTGAAATAATTGCATCCCGTCCGGATAGCCGTGTGCAAAAGCTTCAAGTACTGATCTTTGGTAAGATGCTCTTCAAGATTTCCGTGGAGAGCGGATCCTCCGTCGAGTCTGCCTGTATATTTCGATCCATGCAGACGGAACTTATCGACGAGATTCACCGTCGGATCTTCCACCCGGTAGAAGTAGGAATTGTAGCAGTCACGAGGGACGAAGTATCCATCCTTCTTGTCCCACTTAGCAAACTTAACTCCGAGATTTTCAGCCAATCTGTTACTTTATGACCGACAATTTGATCGGCGGAGCGGGTTCTTCTTTGAGTGTCTTTACACTCGACCCGCTCTCTCTGTGTTGCCACAGAGTTCAGACTATCGCATCCTCTTTCGAGGTCTTTCCATTTAGTCGTTCAGGCTACCATTACGCTTGCCCCTTGTTGTCCCAGAGGGAGTTCCAAGTCAATTAGGAAAGATTTAACGTGCCCACTTATTGGATGGCGAGGCACCATTTCTGTGTTAAACATCACGGTACGTGTTTTGTCGCGCTTGTTGATCTCGAAGATCGGAGACATGATCGCATTCACGTACGCGGCATACTGATCGTTGTCTGTGGGTTCGATGCCAAGATACTCGGCACCCTCGACCAGGCCGTTGATGCCGCAGGTCAGGTACTGTTTCTCAGGAGCAATGAACCCTGCGTCGTAGATCGAGATCATGTGGCAATCCCTCATGTCGCAGATGATCTTGTTGATCGCCAGCAGATACTTGTGGATCAGTTCGGTCTGGTCGGCTACTGCGCTGGACAGGCGAGTCAGGAAGTTACCGTGACTACCTTCAGCTTCCCATGCGCGGTGTGTATTCTGAACCAGCCGGTTGATGTTAATGGTCATTACGCACTTGGAACCGGTGCTTACGCCGCCAGCACCAAGGGTGTAACTGAACTGATTGTCTTGGATGCCGTTTCTAAGCCGGCAACAGCTTGCCAACGAATCAACACTGTCGCTTGTATACGTGAAGAAGCTATGCCCTTCGGCGTACATCTCGGCGACGAAATCGGCACTATCCTTGTCCACGAATGTCTTACCGTCATTCAGAAGACTGAAGGATTCTACGGGGAAAGTCAGCAGGTTTTTCGTGCGCTCCTTATTGAACCACTTCATAAACCTGCGCTGGAGCCAGTTGACGGAATCCCAATGGGATACCAGATCGGTGCCATCGGGGAAAACGAATCCCTCAAAAAGCTGGTGAAAATAAGGGGAATCAAAGTAAGCGAAATTAAGAAACACGCTTTGGCTTCCACGCGCAGCCGCGGGCTGGTTTAAGGAATAGACTATCTGATTGAAATAACTATCAATCACTTGTCCGATTGTTTCAGGATGCAGGCCAACCGTTGCAACATCGTCTACATGCAATCTATAATCGTCGCCGTATTCCTTGCGAATATAGTAGTCTAAGTAGGCGATTAGTTCGGGTACGGCCACAGCCCCGCATAACTGTGCAGAGATGGCAAATACCAGATTAATGAAGCCGCCAACGAAGGCTTTCAGATGTTTCGGAGCAGTTGTCGTACCGCCAACCTTTGTCATGCCGTCGAACAGGAACGGATACAGCGTAATGCTGGCGCAGTATGGCGTTCCCACGGGCATGCCTGCTTCGTCGTGACGGTATATCTCGTGCTTCTCAAGCTGTTCAAGATACTTGTCGGCAATCTCTTTGCCGTACATCTCCGTCAGCGTGTCATGCATCCACAGGCGGTTGGTGTATACATTGTCTTTCTTGTGGATCTCGGGAGCCATGGTTGCAATGTTCTTTGAGGTCACATTGCTGTTGGCATCCACCTCGGACCCGGATGCGGCGTTCTGGGCATCCCTGTATTTTTTGATGAAGTTCACATTCTTTCTGAACGCCTCATACTTGTCAACCAGTTCAGCCATTCTGAATCGATTCCTCCAACTGCTTCAAGTAATCGAGGATGGCTTTGCCGGTCAGCATGGATCCATCCTCAAGTTCAACCACGGGGACGTGTGTAATCCCCTTGCAGGTCATCACCTGCTCGTCTGTCACGTAGTCGAACGGTACGTTCAGCTGTGACAGTTTGGACTTGACCTGCGCACACATGGGACATCCCGGCAGGCCGTAGACATAGATCAATTGTCATCACCTCATTCACTCGTTTCCTCAGGGTCAAAAACGTAATCTTCCATACCCTCCTGAGACGAAAGTTCGTCCATATAGTTCACGCTGATATCTTCAGCGAACCGCTTGATCAACGTGGCAGGAGAGATCGCGGAAGCGACGACAACGCCGTCTTGCATCATGAGCACAGAGCGGAACTTGCGTCCGCGTGATGCATCAATGAAGTAGCCGGCATCTCTGGCCTGTTTGACCTTTTGTTTGGTCGTCATGGTATCGGGCGGCAAGATAAGATCCACACGGTTAACCTGGACGCCGTATCCAAGACCAATACTTGCAAACTTTAAGGAAGCCATTACATCACCTCATTCTTATATTGCCGGAGGACGCCGACCGGAGCCGTCGTCATTTATCATCAGGAGCAGGAGTAACATTATCAGCACGAAGCAGGCAATCGCATACATCGCGTTCACCGCCTTCGTATTGACGCTGTTAACACCAGCGCCACGACAATCAACAGGGGAATCCAGAAGGGCGCGAGAACCCACACCCACGACCAGTTGATCACGCCAGTCAGCTTCAGGACAATAAACGCGATCAACAGGAGATCTACGGAATAAACACCAGCACTACCTTTATTCATCGGCTCACTCTCCATACTTCAGCAGGAACTCGGGATCGACTGCCTTAAAGGACTTGGACCCGTCCTCGCTCCGAACCACCAGACCCTCGCGGATGGTGTGGCCAAGCGCGGAGTTCCCATGGGCGGCTGCGAGCATTTCATCCACGGTATCGGGGAGCATGAACTTCTCGGAAACAATCGGGACGAAGTTGAAGCCGCGAGATTCGAGCAGGCCCTTGGCGAACAGACTGCCTCGCCGGCCTTCGGGGTAGATCAGGTTGAAGACATACAGCTCTGGATTGTCGCGCTTATACTTGTTCTTCTGAATCTTGGGGCCGATGCACTCGCCCTGAATAGCCACCCAGTCGCGGTTGCCGATCAGGTTCTTCAGGCATTCCTCGATCAGGTAGAAGTCAGATACCTGCCAGTAGATTGAGTTGTCGCGTTGCAGGCGGAGATTGCGGGAGCAGACGATGTACTCGAACTTGTCCGGGAGCAGGAACCGCTTATGACGGACGAGGGCGAAGGTACCGCTGGTACCGTCGATCTTTTCGGTGGCGATCCACGGATGCTCTTTGTCCTCCAAGATCCACGGGCAGTTCTGGATACGGGTTTCGTCTGTCTTGCTAATGAAGTCTGGGAAGCCGCCCTTGCTCTTGCCCTTTGCGCCGACGAGCCTGCGGTACCACGCGAATCGCATGAGCGGGAGCTTATGGAGCCACGGCTTCTCGGCCTGCGCTTCCTTCAGGTCGTTCCACCACTTCTCGTCTTCCTGAGGCTCGTACTTGACCACGCCCATGATCTCGGTTACGTCATCGTCCAGCTCGTAGGGTTTGTCTCTGGCCGGGAGTATGGACAGCGGGAAGCAGATGCCCTCGGACCTGACACCGCCCATCTTCATGGTGCGGATGCGGAATTTCTTCGGGCGCAGGAATTCGAACTCTGGCTTCTCAGGAAGCTGGGAGTCGATCTCAACGTAGACGCACAGGTCGCCAACATTGAATTGATCCTTCTGCACGATTACCTGCCAGCCAAGCACGCCGGCGAGTACAATGCGGTCTTTGCCTTCAATGGGTCGGATCCATTCGATCTTTTGAATCGATGCAAGATGTCGCATCAACAAGTCCTCCTTGTAGATTTTTATTTCCACCATATATAAGGAACAAAATTCGGCCCGATGTGCATCGAGCCGAAAGATAATTACTGAATCTCATAGGCATCAGCCCACAGATCCTTCTGGCCTTGTTTGATTGTGCGGACGCCGTTGGCGAAGCTGAAGGCCGGCTTGGGCGTCCATTTGATCAGCCGGATGATATTGCCGGCGACGACGGGGTTCTTCTGGAAGTACGGCTTCAGCACCTTCATCATGCCGGTGGTGCCGCGGGAGAGGTTATACATCGTCAGCTTGGGCGAGTACTTGGTATCCACGGCGATCACGGCATACAGCCCGGTGGCGTCGGGGCTGACCAGAACCGGTGTGCCGTAGTGGCTGATCTCGAAGCCGACCTGTTCCTTCAGGGATATCTCGCGGTCTGTGATGAGGTACTGCTCGTCGAAGATCAGCTGTTGCATGCGCTTGTCGATGGTCGCCTGCTTCAGGTTCTTGGTAATCTTGTTCTTGCCGGAGAAGAACTCATCGAACACGGTCAGGAGCTTTCCCCGGGGACCGAAGCATTTGAAGTAATCGCCCATGATCAGGGTGTAGATTGCTGACTGGTTCAGGGCGTTGTCGGCCATCAGCATCTCGAACAGCACCTCGGCGAAGGTATCGTAGTGGCGCTTCTGGGAGATCTTGTAGACGGCCTCGGCATCTTTCAGGCCCAAGCCTTTGATGTCGCAGATGGAGTCCGAGATGGCGTTGTGTTTGTGATCGACATAATACTGGCGGTTATCCTGGCCGAACTCGGGGCGGGTCATGGCGATCTTGCGATCCTTGGCCATAGCCTTGGCGGTCTGGATATCGTCATCGTTGGCGGCGTTCTGGGCGTAGGCCGCGATCCATTCGAGCGGATAATAGTAGCGCAGATAGGCGCACATATAAGAGAGGAGGCAGTACGCGATTGAATGATTATATCCAAACATATAGCTGGACGCATCCTCAATGATCTTCAGGAACTCGTTGCATTCTTTCTCGGCCTGCTCTCTTGGTTTGTCGCTCTTTGAACAGTAACCGTCAAGAATTTTCGGGAGAGCTTCTTCCAATATCTCGGGCTTCTTCCTCGCAATCCCGCGCCTGACCGTATCAGCGTACGACCCTGACAACCCACATACCTGTTGCAAGAAGTCAATGATTTGTTCTTGGTAGACTAAGAAGCCAGCTGAGTCCTTGAGAAGATTGTCGATCAGCCCCGATGGATTCTTATGTTTTTGATGGGCGAATAACTGATCGCGATAACTGGCCCCGGAAGGACGGAGCGCCGCCGTCACCAGACTCAGATCATAAATAGACTTCGGTCTAAATTTCTTCATCGACTCGGCGGCGAAGTCTGATTCGAACTGGAAGATGCTGTTTGCATCCTTAGCCATCGAAGCCCAGACCTTCGGATCGTCCCAGTCGATCTGATCCATACGAGGCGGCTTCTGGCCCATCATTGCGTAGGCATCACGGATAACCGTGACCGTCTTCAGGATCAGGAAGTCGAACTTGGCCGCGCCAACCTCGTGCAATTCATCCATGTTGACGATCAGGCACCGCTCGCCGTCCTTGTGGAAGACACCGTACTCCTCGTCAAGAACCAGCGGCGACACGATGATGCCGGCAGGATGAATCGACTGCGAGACCCTTGTGCCCACCATGCCGTCGTAGTAGTAGAAGATATCGCGGTAAGTTTCCTTCGCCTTTTCTTCGTCGGCCTTGAAGGCTGCTTTGATATCGGCGATCCGGCGGAGGCTGTAGGGGTTGGCGTGATCATAATCGTTTTTGTTTTTCATGCGGCGGTTCTCGTTGAACTTCTCTGGGTGGTTCTCCCATTCCCATTTGGTTGCAAGGCCACCGCCAACATCATCGATGAAGGCTAACGACTGGATCGTGCCATAAGCCGCAAGCCGTGCTGTGTAAGGTTCACCAAACTTCTCTGCGATGTGAGTGAAGATTGCAGGCCTGTCAGTATCAATTACATCAACGTCGATGTCGCCTATCTCTTCCCGATTTTCGTTACAAAACCGGGCGAAGTTGGTGTGCCATTGCTCTGGGTTCAGGTCGATGATGTCGGTTACATAGGCGGCGCGGGAACCGCCAACCGAACCACGAGCAGGGCCAACGTACATCCCGGACTCACGGCACCATGACAGAAGCTCGCTCTGGCAGAGCATGAACCCGCTCATGCCCAGCTTTTCGAAAACGCGAAGCTCTTCGGTCATGGCTGTTCGGAATCCCTCTTCCTGTTCCTTGGGGATAATGCCGTCGGCGAGCTTTTCGTCGAGCTTTCGCCAGACCGTCTCGCGGAAGATTCGGGCATCCTCTTCACGGGAGCCGTGGAGTATGGGATACTTGATGGAGCGGTCGAGCTTGAAGTCCTCGACGCTGTAGGCCATGACGTTAGTGTTTTCAATGGCTTCGAGGTACGCAGCCTTTGGAAGCGCGCCTTGTTTTTCGAAGGCTGCGACGAGCTGATCGTAGGTGTGCCACGTCAGATCGAAGCCAGCCTCGCCGGGATAGAACTGTTCCTTGCGCCACATCAGGATATCGCGGCACTCGGCATAGTAGCTGTTGAGGGAATGAGTATCTGTGCCAGCGATCAGCGGGATACCGTACTGCTTGGAGTATCGCAGGAGCTTCTTGTTGTATGCCGCCTGATCCTCATTGTCGTGCGGCTGAACCTCCAAGTAGTCGTAGTACTTGAGAAGTGACAAGTACTTCTCATGATACGGCGGGAGCTTGGACAGCGGGGAAGCGAGGCACGCGCTGATCTTGATGATGTTAGGCGAGATGCTCAGGAATTCATCGAAGGTCAGGCGGTTGTTGTAGTACATATGATCTGGTCTGGTGGAGAGTTCGATCAGGCGGTTCAGCTCGTGGACGCCGTCGAGGTTCTTGGCCAGCAAGATCGTATGGTAGTTGTCTCGCACCTTTGGTTCCAGTGATTCAGTGAGATAGATCTCAACGCCGTGAATAAACTTCAGGCCTTTCTTTTCGCAGTAGAGCTTCTTCTCAACCCATGATCGCGGGATGCCATGCTCAGTAGAAGCAATGGCGGTCATCCCCTGGGCGACCGCCGTGTCTACGTAATCATCGAACTTGGTACAACTGTCGAGAAGAGAAAGGTCGGAGTGAAGGTGATACACCGTATAGTTTTTCATGCCTTCTCCTTGAACTTAATCTCTTTGTTACGGAGCATAATCATGTCAACATTCTTCAGGCCCTTGGTCATCAGGAGTATGCGGTATTTAATCATCGCATCGGTGATGGTACGGAGGCGTTCATTGGCATTCAGCGAAAGCATGCCGCGGCTGGAGAGCGAGCGGTAATAACGCTGAAGCAGTTCATCCATATCCAGAAGCGCCTTGGTATATCCATCCGCGAATTCCTTGCTTCGCTTCATAGGCCCATCATTTCTTCCTTCATGCGCTTCTTCTCAAGCTCGGCCTGCTGAAGCGCCCAAAAGGCGGGGCATGCATCACGGCAACCGCAGATCCACCGGCACCTGTATGCGTTCGGGCTGACCAGCCATTCCTTGTCGGCCTCCATGGATTTGATCACGGATACCGCCCACTTCTTGGTTGTTTCCAGTTGCGCAGGGTCGAATGGCTCCTCAAACCATTCGTTGGCGCGGGGCACAAAGAAGGACACCTCGTCTGGATAATAGCCGAACTTGTTCTTCATTCCCTCGGCGTAGAGGTAAAGCTGATTGCGGTAGGCGGCGTAATCCTTCTTCATGTTCTTGGCGCTCTTGCTCTTGATATCCACCAGCTTGACGCGGCCGTTGGCCTTCTTCTTCAGGATCAGGTCGGCGTAACCGATAAACGGATATCCTTCGATTTCGTACTGGAATTCTTCTTCGATGGCGACCACGTCGTACTCATCGTCGAAGCCCTCGAAGTTCATGAAGAAGTTCAGGCCCTCGTTATAGTAGGTCTCGGCCAGACCCTTTGGATACGGCGGGAAGTAGGAGTGGATGGCATTGGCGTACCGCTCCTCGTACTCCTCAGCCAGGGCGAAGGAGGGAATATCCCCGGCGGCGTTCTCTTCGATCAGCGCATGGAGCAGAGTGCCGTAGTCTGAGTAGGCGTTGCCAACGGATTCGTAGCCGTCGATCTTGCGGAGCTTCACGGCCATGGGGCATTCCTGATATTCCTGAAGCGTCGAGAATGAAAAGCGCATTCCTTCCGGTAATTTACACATGTGGTTCCTCCATGAGTTTTAAACGGGAGTCCGGCGATCCGAACTCCCATGTGTTATCAGTCTTCGTGTACTTCCTTGTCGTTGGAGCCGTCCATGTAGAAGGGGAAGAAGCTACCCTTCATCTTCTCGAACTCCTTCTCGATCTCGGCGATCCGGCGTTCAGCGGCTCGCTGGACGATCATCTCACGCGCTCTGGCGGCAACTTCTTTCTTGAAGTCCTCGTAGGCCAGTTCACGGTCGGCGAACATGTCGTCCATGGAAGCCTTCGTGGCCTGACGCTTGCGCTCTTCTTCCTCCTGCGCGGCTCGCTCGCGGATGAGATCGGCGTCGCATTCATCCAGAAGCTTCTTGGCGGCGGAGGTTGAGCCGAAGAGCTTCTTACAGACGGCGGCACAGAAGCCGGCGTAACGATCCTGAGGCTGGCCTTCAATGCATTTGACCGTGGTCTTCGTGCCGTCTTCCCAGAGGATCGTAGTTACAGAACCAAAGATG